TGGGTGGCTAAACAGTATATATAAGTCGGTTTACGGTATTTAAAATACAACCTCTTTTTTAAACCTTTTAAACAATATTTTAATAAAAAACTCCAGGAATTGGGCCAAATCAAACTAAAAACTGCTTAAAGTTTGTAATATCTTGATAAATAAGTAGTTAAATATTAAAAATATCTCTTTTTTTAGTGCAAAGTTGAGTAAAAAGAGAAAATTTGCCAATCATACAAAACAAATATTATTCTATTTAATCAACACTTATCAAAAAACAACTAAGTATTTAAACGTTTTAAAGGCTTTTAAGAGTGTTTCTAGTGTGTTACTATTGCTTATCTATTTGCTTACATTAGCGCATAAAAAAAGCACCTTTTACAGTGCTTTAATTCTTATTATTTAATTGCTTTACTTTTTCAAATGGAATGTGTAGTTTTTATTCTCTTCTAAAAGTTGCTCTACTATATGAGAAATACAAGTATAACTATTTTCATCTTCTTTTATTTGTCTATATATTATAACTTCTTCTTCATTATAATAGTTTATATGCCATGAGTAAAATCTTTTTATTTCTATTTGCATAATTATATGATTTTGTAGTTAGTTTTATTAATTGTTAAAGTTTAAAGTGGCTTTAATATTACTATTTAATTGCTTTAGTTATTGAAATTTAGTTTTTCTAAATATGTTATTGTTTCTTTTAGTTCTTCAATAGTATCATCTGCTCGGTATCTTAATTCATTTTTAATTAGTTCTGCAATCAGTTCATCTTTGTTATCATATAAACTTGCGTATCTGTCTGAATTTTCTGTAAACCAATCGTTGTATATTTCCTCTACTTCTGAACGATTAAACTGCTCGTAATATTCCTGCTGTACAATCTTCCAATCTTTTAGTAGTTCTTTCTTTTTCATAATTATATAATTTTATAGTTGTTTTTATTAATTGTTAAAGTTAAAAGAGTATTAAAATTTAACATTCTAAAGGCTTTTTTTTGCATATCGTACACAGGTAACAAATTATAATTTTGTGCTTTATAAGGTGCTTGTTTGCCCGTTTTACTCTTGTATTTCTTGCCTAGTCTTGCCGTTAACGTTCTAATAGTATTATCTTTTTTTATAAAGGTACTACTAAAAATTTGTCCGTTCGTTTCTTTTATTAGTTCTTTTGCTTTATCTATTGTAATATTCATTGTTTAATGTTTTGTTAGCACCCTCCAGTTAATAGTGCTATGATTAGTAAAAAAGTTAGTTGCGTGTTGCTCCAATTGGTCAAAGGTAAATTTCCCTTACTCATAATAGTTATTTCTAAAAGTTTGTTTTACTTCTCTTCCTCCTGAAGTGTGAAAGCCGTATGAGTGTGTACATAATTTTTTTATTGGTTCATCATCTATAATAAAAAAGAATACATCTGAAGGGCTGCACTTGTATTTTTTTGCTGTTTCTCTACTTGCTTGCACAATTTGTTTTATATCGTGCTTAAAATAGGTGTAATGATAGTTTATATAATCAGTAGCAAATTTTTGCGTAAGTTTTTTTATTGATTTCATATTTTTATTAGTTTTAATTATTATTCGCTTGTTAATAGTCTTACCTCTCCAGAATACTCGTGCCCACTTTCTCCAGTGTCGGAATATTCAACCTTAACAACCCATTCATTTTCTCTTTCAATATCATCATAATTCATAGCCCTTATAGGCAAATCTTGTGGTAATTCTTTTAGTTTTTCAATTAATTCTTTTACTTTCATAATTTTAGTTTTAAGCGTTTATAATTTATTTAGTCTAGTGATATACTAGGCCAACCTTTTTATTCTCTGTAATGGCTTTTAAATCGTTGTCACTTGCGTTTATATAGCCTGCAGCCTGTAATAGTTCTTTACTTTTAAATATTCTAGCGTGTCTATCTTTAGCCGTATTAATTAAATTATCATTTTTTGAACCCTCAGAAAATATTACTTTCATATTTTTAGGAAGTTTCAGCCCATTAATAAAAAACTTTATGCTTTTAGTGTATGCGTAAAAAATAATATCTTTGTTATCGTTTGCAATACTTATCCATTTATTTAAATAAGCAATACTGTAAAAGTCGCCTGAGTCGTGGATTCTTACATGAGTAGCCTTCTTTTTTCTTATTTCTTCATTCATTAAAGGAATAAAAGTATTTGTTTTGCTTATCTTATATTTTTCTTCCATTAGTTCACCAATTTTTGGAAATCTTGTATAGTTTCCTTTTTGTGCATAGCAATATTTAACACATTCTTTTGCGAATGGACAAGTAATTTTTCCTGATTTAGTTTTATATGCAGGAATAGAGAAATTAAATATTTTTGCGTTGTTCTCTTTGCTTGTTTTCTTCATTTTTGCGTTTTGTGTGAGTAAATTCATAGTGTTTTATAGTTTTGTATTAATATTAAAGTTTGTTTTATTATATGCTATTTTTATACGCTCCTGATCTTCTTTTAGTATTTCATCGTGACAACTTTCGCAAATAGTTGTTTCTTCAACAAAATATGTTGCTGACTCTTCAACATCGCAAATGTCACAATATCTAGATGTGCCGTTGTAGTTTATTGGGTTGTTTGGGTCGTTTTGTGTGTGTGTATCCATTTTTTTTTAGTTTAAAATTAATATTTTAGTTGTGTTCTTTGCAAGATGGGCAAATTCTGATGTCCTGATTCAATTCATCACCGCAGCAAGAGAAAAAACATTCTTCACATATTTGCGAATCTTCAACAAAATATGTTTTTGATTCTTCAATATTGCAAACTTCACAAAATCGTTTTTCTGGTTGTTGGTTGATTGGATTGTTTGGGTCGTTCTGTGTGTATGTATCCATGTTTTAAAAGGGTTTTAAGTTATTAATAGTATTTTTCTATAATAAGTACTGTAGTAAGTAAAAAAGCGCCAAAGAAACAAACTAATGCAATATTATCTAAAATATTATTTTTTCTTATTCTCTTTAATTCTGATAAGTTTATAATATCATAATTTTGCAACTTATTTTTAATAAAAAAGTTTGTTTTTTCTTCCTGGTTTAAAAAGTAATTTTTACCAGTTCTTAAATTTGTAATTTTGTAGTTGTTCATAGTTTTATGTTTTTAGTTAATCTGACTTATAATCTCATTAATATATTTAATTTTTTGCTGGTTATCAAATATAATGTTTTTGTATTTTTCAATTGTATTGTTCAGCAAATGTTGTGAATCGTGATCAGGCTCTATGCTCATTGTTAAATTTTTAGCCAAAAAAAGATCATCATTTGAAATTGCACTTTTCCATGCACCTCTAGTTGTTTTTACAATTTTAATTTTTAATTCTTGTTCTTTTTTTAAGAACTCTAAAATTTGTGTTTTTGTATTCATAGTGTTTGTAGTTTGTGAGGGGTTTTTAAGCCCCTCTGATTAATTTATTTTTTTAGTAATTCCAATGTATCTTCTAAATCTTGAATGATTTTTAATCTTGATACAGATACAGTGTTTCCCATTGCATTCCAGTGCGCCTGTATTACATGCTTTAAAGCGATAGTAATTTGGTCTTCTCTCTTAAGTAATTCTAGCGCTTTTTGTGTTTTAGTTAATTTTTTCATGTTTTTAGTTTTTTAGTTAATTATTATGATGCAAATATACGCCACTTTTTAACATTACAAAACAAATTGTTAAAAATATTAATATTTTTTTTACTCTAGTAAATGCACTTTTTTTTAAAGTTTTTTTAAAATAGTGTATTTTTAAAGGTGCTTTTTTGCCTCGTTTTTTGGTGGTGCTGCTGCAAAAGTTGTTTTTTTATATATTCTATTTATGTGCTTTATTTTTGAGGTTGAAAATTTACAATAGATAGAACGCGTATGCGAATAACAAAATTTTTAATATATGCAAATAAAAAACAAACTTTTTTTAATTATTTTTTATTATGTTAAATTGTCTAAATAATAAATATTATGTTAAATTCTGAAAAATCTCAAAAAATTTTTTTATTTTTTTTTACCCCACATACCTAGCAGTTTCAGGGCAGTTTCAACAGCAGTTTCACCGAGCAGTTTCAAAACAGAAACAGTTCAGGAAAAGTTTTTAAAAAAAAGTTTTAAGGAATTTTCATATACCAGTCAAGGACATCCATACATTCTTCAAGTCCTTTAACTACCTTAGCATAGTAACCTGCTTCATTGAGGTCAGCAACCCATTGCTTTTGTTCTTTAGATGGATAGCAAGTCTTATCTGCTTTAATCTCTAGGAATAGTCCTGCATACTCACTATTGACTTTACAGATTTGCATATCAGGAAAGCCTTTAACATAGCCAGTTTTCTTGGCTAGTATTGCTTGTTTCATAGAGGTTCTTATACCACCTAGTGATGCGCAGTATCTTACATTAGGATAAGTGTATTTTATATAGGTACAGAATGATGACTGGACTAATGCTTCTTTCTTCATAGCCATACCCCCTATACCCCCCTATGCCCCCTATGCTTACCCCCTATAACCCCTGTTCCCCCATCAGTATAGGTTTTACCCTTTATTAGTTGGTACATTAAAGGTTGAGATACTTTATATTTCCTAGCAAGAGATGAGATAGTTATCTTCTGTGTTGCATTAGTATATTCTTTTCTAATTGCATTGGCTTCTTCCACACTAAACTTTCTTCTGGAGTAACCACCACCTCTACTATCTTTTCTATCTTCTATTCTTATCTTTCTAATCTTTGGCATAATCTAATATTCATCTTCAAACCTATCAGTAGTTTCACCATATTGATTTTCAATATCAACACTTGTAATTATAACATCTACTTTATTTAGATTCTTTTTATTTATGTAACAAATTCTATCTATTAATTCTTGGTCGTTCTCTATTTCCTTGATGTTAGATGTAAGAACAAATGTATCTAGTATTCCTGTAATTACTTTCCTAGTTACAACTTTTTTACTCTTTATCTCGTAAGATACAAATACTCTAAAGATTGGTTTTTTCATTTTTAATTTTATCTAACTCAAACTCTAAATGGTTAATAGCCTTCTGTATGCAATCAACACTTGTTTCGTGCTTGCGCTTTGCTCTCAAGAGATATGTAGTGGCAGTACCGATATTATAGGATAAATCAAAATCTTCTACAACTTTCCTAGCCTCATATCCATAAACTCTACCAATGTAATAATTTGGAGTTTTATCTTTACTGTAATCTATTTTACCACCACTCCATTTATTATCTTTATCTTCTACAACCTCATCTTGCCAAGTATTACTTGGTGTCCATCCATTCCTACCTTTATCGTAATAGTATTTATTATGCTCTGTCATCTAGTTTATCTATATTTTTTTCTAACTTCTCATTCTCTTGTTTTGCTATCTTGCCTTCAACATAGCATAAGGCAAATATATATAAAATCACAACACCAACAATCATTAAAGCACCAATAGTTGCACTATTCATCATTTAAGATTTTTAAAAGTTGATTACTTGTATATATTCTGTCATCACCTGCATAGTTTTCGTATATCATTGTAAAGTTGTCATTCTTCCAAGTCCATAAAGACCTAACTCCAGTCTTAATATGATGCTTTAATACGCTTTTAATTGTTTTATAAGTTCTTTTCATATCTATTGTTTTATTTTAATTAGGATAATAAGTTTGGTGGGGGTTAGAAAAAAAAAAGGAATATTAACGCTTAAGGGTTTCAGAGTTTCCCTATAGTTATTATTATTTATCCCCACCATACTCATCATCTATTAATACAGAGCAGAAATAGGCTTCTAGCACACAAGCAATTATAACCACTCCCCATATTATCATAAATGTTTTCACAATGCAAATATATAAAAATATTTCAATTTTATACAAATTAGTTTCTAAAACTTTTCCCCTTGATAATCACCACCTTACACTTCCTTAACCTATCTAAAGTCCTTTCATCATATCTTTCTTTAAGTGCTTGAGGTGTTAAATTTGTAGTTATTAGTAATGTTTTAGAACTGTCCTCAGCATAAGAAATTGCATCAGCAACTGCATCTATCTTAGTACCATAATCATTTTTAATACTCTCAGTTCCTAAGTCATCAATAATAATGAATGGTGCTTTGTTTCTATCAACTGCACCTAATTCTTTTGCAGGAACGCTTCTTAATATCTTATTTATTTTTGTCCTAAATATAGCAGGAATAACAAAGTTTAAGATAGTTGATTTACCTAATCCACACTCACCCATCAACATCAAACCTCTACCTTTTGTATCTACCATCCAGTCAATAATCTCATCATAAGCAGGTAAATGCTCATACTTCTCAACTGTTCTATCGTAATACTCAAAAGACTTAATGAACATTTCTTTTATTTCTTCTCTTTCTCCTAGTTTATATCTGTTGTAAACCTTTGGCTGCAGGAAGTCTGCATTTTTAAATGTATCTTCTATTGTTCTCATAGTTTAAAATTTACCATCACCATAATCTCCTCCTTTCTGATGTCTGTGTGATGTAGTGTTATTGTTATTAGTTTTATTTTGTCTTTTCTCCCAAGTCCTTACACAAGCCTTCCAATCTTTCATTTTGTTTTTACCTATCAACCAATTTTTACTCTCATAGAAATCAAAAAAAGTTTCTGCATCAATACCATTATTCCTCCATAAACAATATTCTTTAATATCATTAACAGTTGGTTTTTTAAAAGAAGTCCCTTTATTATTAATATGTTTATCTTTAGATAAACTAATATTATCTTTAAAGTTTTCTTTAATACCCCCCTTTAAGTTTTCTTTAATACCCCCTTTAAGAATTCTTATATACCTCTTATCAATTTCTTTAGTACCTCCTTTGTAAGTATAATAAGTTGATATATAACTATTTGCAACTAATTCGCTTACCCATTTAGAAATAGTAACAGTACTCTTACCATAAAGGTTAGAGAAGTATTTATTTGTGGCAAAGCACTCACCATTGATATTAAGTAGTGCAGTTATTTCAGCATATAATAATTTAGCATTTGCAGTTAGATTCTTATCATATCTAACCTCAGCACTTATTATAGCATAGTAGTTTGGTTGTTGTTTCATTGTTTTTAGTTTTAGTTATTTTTTGGTATTTCTAGTTCATAGCACTCTGTATAGGTGGACATGACTACAGTCCACTCACTTACCTGTTTGTGAGTAAACCAACAAAATCTTGCGTATAAGGCGTTCAATGGCTGTACGAACAAATAGTGCGTAACTTTCTTTTTAGGGTTGTTATGGGCTTTAAAATTAACTCTAAGAGCATTTCCTTCACTCTTTACTCCTTTAACATCAATATAATGTGTCTCACCAATACCTTGCATAATTAAATCAGCCTCAACAACAGGTCTTTCCTCAAGTAGTAATGCTGCCTTATATTTAATGCCATTGTTATTCTCCATCAGATGTCTTGCAATAAGTTCTGCAAATATTCCTAATTGAGATATAGAGTGTTCTTGCTTACCTCTATATTTTTCTGTGTTTTTATTATAAACATCAGCAGATAACATACTCCTTACCTTAGCAAGTTCATCAGATAGTTTGATGAAAGTGCTAGGATAAGTTGTTTTTTTCCATTTAATCATTAGAATGGTAAGTCATCATCTCCAGTTGTTGATTTAACTTTCTTAGGTGATGTTTTTTTATCAGTTGGTGGCTCGTAAGTATTTACATAAGCGTAATGAGTTGCACCTTTTTCAGATGGTTCTCTCCTTTCTGAAATCACCATAGAAACCCAACCATTCTTTGAGTTTGCCTGTAGTTCATCCATCTTGAAATTAGCAACCATCATTGTACCATACTTCGTATCAATATTTTTAATACTACTTGGTAAGTAAACCTTCTCTTTTTTGTCTGTCATTTCTTGATTTTTTAATTTTATATAATTTATTTAATGATTCATTGATATATTCTAATTGAGTCTCTAGTCCTAATATTTCTTCATCCACCTCAACTTCAATAACCCTATCTTCTACTCTTTTAAAAGCATCAGAATCTTCTGGATAGTTATTGTAAAAGAACTCAAACTTTCTAGTATGATGTATAATAGATGCATGATGTAGGTTTGTTACTCTACCTATCTCATTAAGAGTTAATTCAAATATCTCTCTTAATATATAGATATACATCCTTTTAGCAAATATAATATTTTTCTTTCTACTACCCAAAAACATTTCTTCTTTCTTAATGTTATAAATATCTGCTAATTCTTCTGTGATTATATTATGGTAGTAATCACTAAATTTTAATCTTCTTCTTCTCATTTTTTTATAATTTTAATTTAAGTCGTACACTATCGTATCAACTATGTCTTGTGTTTTTAATCCAATAAAGTCTGCTAATGTCTTAGCATGAATGAATCTAAGTGATGGTGGATTCTCTATAAACTTTCTACTTGTAGCATAATTAACCCCAAGTATCTTACAAAGTTTTAAATTAGATACACCATATATTCTTAGTAAAGCCTCAAACTCATTTCTAGATTCTCTGATTTGTACTAATGAATATTTATTTGTCATCTCTGTTTATGTATTTTTCAACCTTAGATTTTTCAACTTTAAATTTAGTTTTACCAATATGGTAAAAATCTATAAGTTGGGTTTCATCTAGTAGTTTCAATATATCATCTTCAGCAATCTGACCTAAAAGATGTTTCTTGTTCCATACAATATAAGTGTAGGCTTTTAAAAAGTGATTAAAAATCTCTATGTCCAAATACTCCATCTTTGCACATTTTTTCCCATTGTTTTCTTGTGTCTTTTTCATATCTGTTTTCATATATTTTAGTTATTACTTCTTCTGCTTCTAGTTCTGTTAAATCATTTATTCTTCCTAGAATATCAGATTTCATACTTTCTGTAAAAGATGTTAGGTCAATATTACTCTCAATGATAAGCCATTGGGTATTTGTAATACCACTAGGCTCACCATCAAGAATATTATCTATCCAATCATCATTCATTAATCTACAATCTCATCCTGACCAAACACTCCTTGCTCATAGAATCCTGCAATCTTCAGTACAACTCTTGACATTGCTCTCTTTTCTGCCATAGCAACAGGGAACTTCTTACCACCTCCCATTAAGTTATTGTCAGATGCTTCTCCAAAACTCATAGAGTTCTTAACCTCATTACCAACCTTCATTGATGCTGCTGCTCTTAATACGCATATTCCTTTTTCTATATCCATATTGATTACTTCATAGGCAACTGTAATATTGTTTCTTGATACAATCTTATCAATTCCAGTTCTTGTGATAATTACAAACCCTCTCTTATCTTTGTAAATATCTTCTTCAGTTAAGCCATTCTCTTTGTAGAGCCTTCTTAAAGCCTCTTTTCTTGTTTCTACAATTGGCTCAGGTTGTTTTCTTAGTTTTTCTTGCATTGTTTTTTTTGTCATTTTGTTATTAGTTTTAATTATTAAATTGTTTTGACTTTGCAAATATATAAAATTGGAATTACCCACCAAAAGATTTTTAACAATTTTTTGATAAATGTTTACCTGCTAGAAGTAAAATGTATAAAATTTATGAAGGCCAGATAACTACCATTAGAAATAATGCACTAAACGAGCCACTTGTCCACTTGTTTTTTCATGTAAAAATCCTTCAACTGCTTTAGGAACTCCAACATATCCTTTTCTTGAGTGCCAACTATCAGTTCCTGATGGACTACGCATATACTCTACAGTAACTCCTATAAAGTCTTTAGCATCTAGCCACTTATGTTTAACTTTGTGATGTAAATGATGTAGATACCAATATCTATATTTAGTTTCACTCCACATTATTGGTTTTTCTTGAGCCATCATTAAAGGTAAGTTTGCCATCTTAGCACCATCTCCATGCTCTAGCCCAATTAAGTTCTTACCATACTTATAATACTTTCTATGTGCTACACTAATATCAAAAGTAATATCTCTGTCATTTCTAAACCAACTCTTTAATGCGTGTGCCAAATGAAATCCACTTTGATAATCGTGATTACTCATTGAATGAACAACATCTACAGGTGCTATCTCTCTTAACATCTCTACACACTTAACATATAATGCTAAAGCAACCTCAAAATGTTCCCACCACTTACCATCTACATCTTGTCCTGTACCTGCTGTAGTTTGATTATATACATTATCAATATGTAAAACATCATTACCTATGCAAAATAATATCCTTTCTACCTCAAAGCCTTCTGCCTTGTATATAAGTCCTTGTAAGCCTTCTAAAACACGCATACAGGCAGTCTCTACATCATAACCATCACCAGTTTCAACTCCATTAGCATATTTACCTATATGTATGTCTGCAGGATTTATTACCAATAGATGATTAGCATCTTTGTTTTCTCTTTTTACTGAAGGATAGTAAGGTGAATGATTTTCAATGAAGTCGCTAATCTTATCTAGCATATCATTTTCATTAGCAGTTATATCTTCTTTGGTTACAATACTAAATCTGTATTCACCACTAGCAGATTGCCAATGTTTTACACTTACAACATCATCTTTCTTTATACCCCTCTCTGAAAGGTGTATATCTAATGCTGTGTTTCCATTAATGTTTGTTGTGCTTTCTGCTCTGTTCTCATAAACCATCTCAACTTCTTCTTTAGATAGTCTAAGTCTTTTACCATATTTCTTCATAGTTTTATGTGTTGGTTATGATGCAATTATACAAAAAAAAAGGCTTATATAATACAAAAGTGAGATGTTTTTAAACATCCCACTCTTGAAAACTATAAACAATGAAACAAAGATAGGCACAACCCTACCTAAGTGATGCAAAGATAATTATTTTTTACAATTACCAATACAATTACATTTATTTTTTTCAAATACAGAAAAACATAATGGTAAAACTCCTAATGCAGTCAATATTAAAGAATTAGTATCAATACCATTTTTCTCAATGTATAAACTAGCAGCAAGTACTATCACTCCACTAATGGTTCTTTTGCTACTCCACTTACCTTTTGTGTCTGTAAAAAGTTCTTTTACTGCTTTTAACAATTCTGTTATTGGTGTTATGCCTCCCTTCATTAGCATAGACCCTATCCATTTCTGTACCATTATTTCTTTTTTGTATAATTAGGCACTAACGCATCAATCATTGTGTCTAACCATCCAAAAATCTTGTTGTCTTTTTCTGTTGGAGTTAAATTAGTAATAACTTTAGCAAAAGCCATTAATCCAATTAATAACTCAACCCAATTTTCTGTAATAAAATTCATAATATATATTTAATTAGTTAATATTCTGTTTAATAACCCCAGATACAAGGGTTTGTTTTATGCTCATCACAATCAGCATGGATAAATTTGTTTTTAAAATCTATACCAAATCTTTCAAATCCTGCACCTCCTAATCCTCCCATTATTAGTGCTAAGTTTTTACCATCAGTAAAATGTATATCAGCAGCAATTCCTTTAATATGAGATGAGGTTGGGTTTTTCTTAGATAGTGGATGGTTTTCACATCTAAACCCACTATTTACTCTGAACGGAACTCCTGCAATTCTTCTTGCTTTATCCATCATCTCTAAAAAATCACTATCAATATGGTTTGTATTACAACCACACTTGCAGTTAAACTCACTTCTTTTAAAGTATTTTAAAGTCATTTTACTTGTTGTCTTTGATAGACTTGATAATATCTTCAAAAAAACTTTCAAAATCTTCTTTAATTTTATTTTCAGAGTCAATTTGTTTTAACTTTTTTATAGCCCAATTTACACCTGCATCTCCTCCCCAAGCATCCCACATAATACCTCCACATCCTTCATCATAAGGAACATCTTTATGTTGTTGATGCCTTTTAAATGAAGCCATACGAGCAATAGTATCTCTACTTAAACTATCTCTGTTGGCTAATTGTCTTGCTCTAGTCCATCCAACTTGAGTTCCACAATCACTACCATTTTCTTCTTTATACTTTATAGCCCTCTTAGCATTGTTAGTTGCTGCCTGTGGGTAGTCATTATAAGTTTCTGCTGCATAATAATCTTTATTAGCAGTTTCACACTCTGACTTACTAGAATAATCACACCCTCCTGTTTCGCCAAACCTCCAACTACCATTTTCACATTCGTAGCAAGGCATATTAAGAAGTAACCATTATAAATTCAACATCTAAAGACTCACTAGCGTGAGATGATTGACCTGCTATTGCTTCAATATCTGCAAATGTTATAGCGCCTGTTCCTGTAGGAGAATCTATACCTGCATCCATAAGTAGTAAACTACTTGCAGGATTAACCTCAACTGCAACATAATCTGAACCATTATAAACTCTAAGATGCAATGTATGTGTATCATCTAAATTAGTTATTCTAAAGTATTTGTATTCTGTCTTAACTACCTGACCCTGACCATCAGCATTTGATAAAGCCAATATATTTGTCCAATCTCCTCCATCACCTTTACTTGAAACAGTCATAATTCTTTGAGATACCTGACCATTATCTGTATAGGTTTTGTTCATTGTGTTACCATAAGACACACCATTTAGAGTATATTGCTCTGTTATTGTTACTGTTAAATTTTGTACTGTTACTGTTGTTGCCATATTTTTTTATTTTTTATTTTTTTATAAGTTTGACAAGTAGTTGTTTACATTATTAGTAAGTGCTAAACTTGTGGTGCGATATATTTGAACCTCTTTTATAATTCCATCATAAGGATTATTATTAATTCTTCTTACTCCTATCGCATCAATATCTACTGTTCCTGCTAAAGTTTCTGTATCAGTTTGCAAAGTTCCATTTATATAAAGACTAACTAGGTTAGATGAATTTCTTGTAACTACTAAATAATTGTCAGCAGTCAAATCTCCATCATTTACAGTAATATCAACAAGAGACCCATCTGTTGATACTCTTAAAGATGTTGTAGTCATAATTTTTAAAAATTCAGCAGGTTGAGTGTTATCACCTAAAACAACTATATTTACTGATGAAGGGTTTAATCTTACTCCAATAGTAAATTCACTACTTATACTTATTTGGCTAGTAGTCTGTAAACTTTGTGAAGCGGTTTTATCAAAAGTTAAAGCACCTGTAGAAGCATTATAAGCAGGTTGTTTTTCTTCTGTTTCTTGTCCCATATTATGGTCATTACTAGAACTGTCATTCCACCTAGAAACATTAGAACCATTTAAAGTAATTCCTTCTTTGTTTTTATACCAAGCAACTAAACCAGTTCCTTCATTATCAGGTGTCCAACCACCTAATGCTCTATTAGAACTTAAACTTAAAGATTGTTTTAAACCTAACATATTATTTATATATCTCTATACCCTATTCCAATTCCACTCGTGAGTGTAATGGCTGTGATATTCATGAACAATGTCGTTCCGGCACTAAGTGTCGTTTGAAGTGCAGTCTCACCTGTTACTCCATCTGCTGCAATACTTGCAACAACAGATTCAACTGGGAAATGCACACAAAACCAATCTTTTCCTGTTTGTGCTGCAGTAGTGAAAACCTCAGTCCCACCACCTTTACCTAATTGCATCATTAATAATGTATTATCTGTATCAAAATCTGTACTCATTTTATTTTATTTTGTTTATTAATTTGTTTTTTATTCTGTAAAAAGTTTTATCAATGAACCTAAAGTTATAGCATAAATCATCCACATTGCTTTTACTAAAACCTTTCTCATTGCTGTGTTTCTATTCACTCTAGCAGCAACCCCTTTATCTGGATTTAGTAATCTCTCTGTAATCATGTCTAATTTAGTGTCCAAATTATCCATCTTCTCATTTATTGAACTTATGTCTTTTTTCATTGATACTATTTCTTCTTTTGTTGTCATTAGAATGTAGTTGTTTGTATAGTTAGATTCATGTAGATAGTAGAACCACCTGTTGCTTCTTTAATCATTGGGAATATAATATCTCCTGCTGCTAATGCTGCTGTAGTTATAGTTGTTTCATTTATTCTAACCATTTTATTGTTACTACTAAGACCTGCTACAGTTATTTCATCAATAACTACAGGAACAATAGCAGTAGTATCATCTGCTGTTGGAGTTGCCTTACAGATAGCAATAGTAACCTCATAACCTCCACTACTTGTAACCCACCCACTTATAGATGTTACAGTAGCAATTTCAGGAATAACACACCCTTGACCTATTCTAAATAAATTAGATACTGTTAAACTCCCTGAGGAGACAGTACTATTCCCGTAATTAACAGCCATCTCATAAGGAGATTTAGTATCTGCTATATCCTCTCCATAATAGTAGTTTGTAGCACCTGTTGTAAACCCCTGCATCTTATAGTTAGTAACACCCATATAAGACTTACCTTGCCACTCTAAGTTGCCATCAGTTCCTGTTGCAGAACTTCCTTCGTTTTTACCTAATATAGTATCATTAGTTGCATTTTCAAAACCTTTTGGATTATGTCTATTTGCACTAGATAAATTTTTATGTTCGTTTGCAGCCATTTATATATTTATTTTAACAATCATCACAAGGACAGTTATCCTTCCAACTATTATAATTTCTAGTAGGTCTTGAATATATACTATCATACATTATTATTCCATGATTCTTGTAAACATCATCATTACAAGGTTTGTTAGATTCGTAAGTTGGATAATCACCACTCTGGTCGCTATCATTCATATAATCTAACATATCTTTTAAGTATATCTCAGCCTTTCTGTAAGTGTCTTGTTTGTAAGCATTTAACTCAGAAGGGTCTATAATAGTAGCAAACTCATCAATATTATGTACAATACCTGCACTACTACTATTACTCTGAACTTCATTTATTACCTCAAACCTAACAAACCAACACAAAGTTCTTGTTAGGAAATCATCCATTAGAGTCTGATTTGCAGTAGTTAAAGTACCATTATTATGTTGTGTTTTTAATTCCTCATAAAACTTCTTACCAATCGCTTCTTTTAAATGTGCTAACTCAGCAAGAAGTAATGTGCTATTAGAAATTAAAGCAGTATCAGTATTAGCATTAGTAAAACTATTACTTATAACTTCTGCTGCTGTTACTAAAGGTATATATTGATTTACATTTGCCATAGTTATTCTTTTTCAATTTCAGTTACTTGCATATCTCCCACTTCATCATCACCCTTACCATCTCCATCATTATCTCTAGTTACAATAATTTGCTCTCTATCAGTTAAGAACATATTACCTTCCTCTAGCATTGGTAAATCCTCATCTAACATTCTTCTTTGTTCGTTAATAGTAAGAACTTGTTTAGGGTCAATCTGAGTTGCAAAACTAATTGGTGGCTCATAGTGAATCACTAATTCTTCAGGTAAGAAACCTAACTCTTTATATAAAACCCCTCTAATCCCATTTAACAATAAATCAGAAGTATCTTTAATTACAGTAGTCATTGCTAAATCATAAGCAATTCTAATCTCACTACCTGTATTATTCATTTTACCTGAACTAACTAAACCACTTAATGATGGTTGCCATCTATGAGCAGTTACAATGTTTTGGTCAGTTATTCTTTGTAAGTCTATCCAACTACCCTCTTGGTCATCTTTGATAATTTGAACATTAGCACTTGAAGTATCTCCATTCTTAACAATGAACATAATCTTACCATTGTTTCCATCTCCAACAAACTTCTTTTGTGCTTCTCTTACTAATTTCTTTGCTTCTTCTTCACCCATATCTCCATTAATCTCAACGATTGCTGAAGGTTGAAATCCATTCTTGAATTTAGTGTGATTCCATTTACCAATTTCATAATCAACTGCAATATGCTCTAATGCAGCAATGTAATCAGGTAAACCATAGAATTGGAATGTAGGCTCGTAATCCTTAAATTGAACAACAAATCTACTTCCCTTCACTTTAGGATAAATAGGAATGATAGATAATTTATCTTTCATACTATTGTACTTAGCCCAATCAGGATGTACATATACTTCTTTCTTGTTTTTAGACATTCTAACAGTAGTTGCATCTATGTGATATAGATTTAGTCCACCATCATATAATACACCCTCTAAATAGGCATTTCCAAATGAATAGTAATCATCTGCTAATTTCTTAAAAACCTCTCTTAACGATTCTCCATCAGCATTTACATCTTTGATGTATTCTTTAACATCTTCATTATTCGTAACAAACTTAGCACCACTTGTAAAGATAGTCTTTTGTGCTAATACACTTCTATGAGTAGAAGATTTACGCTTTAATTCTGCTAAATACTGAGGGAATAGATTATTAGTACCAAAAGGAATAAACTTAGTTCTTACTTTTGCTAAATCTAAAGGCTCTTCAATATGCTCAGGAATTGCTAAATTAAAAACTCCAAATTCAAAAGTATTACTCTTTTGAGTCTGAAGATTCTTTACCTGACTTTTTCTTTTTGGTTGCTTTCTTTGGCTCATCTTTTGTTTTTGTAGTTGATAATTTTTCTACTAATGTAGTCATCCCTAAATCTTCATAAGCATAGGCTAACTCCTCTTGAGTTGCTGTAGCCCACTTAATTTTAAAACCATTCTTGTAACAAGTACCTGATGATGATTTTGCTTTATATTCTGCCATAACTGTATATATTTTTAAGTGTGATAAATCTACAATATTTTTCGCATTACAATCACACATATTATAAAAAAGATATTAATAGGGAAATGTTGTTAAACTTTTTACGAACAAAGTCCAACCTATTTCTATATCTTTAATTATTATGCTCCTGTTGTTGCAGTTAATGCTGAAGTATCAACAGTAACAGTACCAGCATACTCTCTTGGCAATTCAAATTGTCTTGCCATTAAGTTAATAGTAATACCATTCTCATCTGCATAAGCAGCACCTGTACCACCTTCAAATCCTGTTAAACTCAAGAAAGTTTGGCTTTTTGCCTGAACATCCTCGTTAGCGTATTTTGCACTAGCACCTAAAACCCACCAATTTCCATTAGTATCTAAAACCATCCCCATCATACAAGCATTTTCAAAGTTTTTTAATTCTTCAAATTTTGTTGCATCAATATTAGGAAGCATAAAAGATAATCCACACTCAAAAGAAGTTGAACCATTTTCTTTTGTTGCAGTAATAGTCATTGCAGGTACTTCATTTTTAAATTCATAAACAAACCAAGCAGCATCACCACCTGATTGAATATTTGTAATAGTGTGTGCTGTACCTGCACCATAAGTAACTACATCTGCAGTAGCCCATTCTCTTATTATAATTTGAGAAATACCACCTGTTGCTTGTAAATCACCACATACCACACCTAAACCTGTATCTATTGCCATTTTTTTATTATTTTATTAGTTATTAAAAGTAATTAAGAGAGGAGGATTAACCTCCCCTCTATTATTACATTATTGTTTAGTAAAAGATTCCCCATTGAACAAGTGAAGGGTACAAGAATTGTACACCTAACTTGAAGTAACCTCTGAAGAACATTTTTTCTTCTAAATCATCATAAAATACTTTGAAAGAACCTTCTGGGTCAGTTACATCAGAACCAATTATTAAGTTCTCTACTGCACAGTAACAAGCACCTTCTGTACCATTAACACCACCTCTCAAGAACATTGCAGGGTCAGTATCTGCTAAGATAGTGTCCCACTCATACATTGCTACTAATTCAACACCTCTAAATTTAACAGTTAATACACCATCTTGTTGGTTAGTAATTGCTAAATCTGCAGAAGTACCTTCTAAGTTTGATAAGTAAGCATTGTAAGTCTTAGGAGATACAAATATTTTCTTATCTTTTGCAGGAACT